CAAAAAGCTCATCTTTGAACATTTTGGGTGTGATGTCGTCATCAAACCAACTTTCCTCAGCTATAGTTCCGTAAAGCTCAAGGACTCTTTCGGTTGCGGGTGAATCGCTTTCCGCTTCGTTCCTCCACCTCCAAAACTTCTGTGCTTGGGGTTTCTTCATCGGAATTTTCCTCCTTTCCGTTGTCGGTAGATGTTATATTTGCATAGGCTCCTGCATTTCTAAGTGGGAGCATATTGCCATTGATAAGATAGAGGTCGCCACCCTCTTCAGCGGGAATTCTGTCAAGGTTCTCAAGCTCTCGGATATCATTTGCGGACATCCAACCGTTCTGTCTGCCGATGGAATAACCATTCATACGGCTGACGTAGTCACCACGGAGAAGACCTTCGAGATTGAACTTAACGAAATACTCCTTCTTTTCATCGGGAGAGAAGAGTGACCTTGCGATGGATTGCTCCCAACGAATGACCCAAGGGTCGAGGGTGTATTTCACGAATTCCAGGGACTGTTGCTCTATATTAGAAAAGCTCGACTTCTCAAGGTCACCGACCATGTGTGGCGGGACTCGGAAAATACGAGCAATTTCGTTTATTTGGAATTTTCTTGTTTCAAGGAATTGTGCTTGATCGGGGGAGATAGAAATAGGGGTGTATTTCATACCTTCCTCAAGCACTGCGACCTTGCCTGAATTACCGCTTCCACCGAACTGACTTTGCCAAGCATCACGGACTCTCGCGGGGTCTTTAATAGTGCCGGGGTGTTCAAGCACACCGCTTGGCGCAGCACCATTCGCAAAGAACTTAGCTCCGTACTCCTCGCAGGCAATAGCCATACCGATAGCGTTCTTTGCCATTGCAATAGGGCTGTAACCTACAAGGCCATCAAAGCCAAGCCCTGGGATATGGAGAATGTCACTCGGCTTTAAGGTTACCGAGCCGTTTTCCATCGTAGGCGCTTCCTCTGTGGAACGAGTATATGTGTAATAAAGCTGACCATTTTCATCTCTATCCACACTCATCTTGTTTGGCATCAAGGGATATAGGGCAATGACCTCACCTTTGCCATTTCGGATGATTTGCGCGTATGCGTTACCCCAAAGCAAAAGATGTGTCATAAGCGTCTCCCTGAAAACAAAACTTGACATTTCGGGGTTAGGTTCGTCGTGGAGAAGCAGGTAAAGGGGATGGTCAAGAGCTTTTTCTTTGCCACCATCGGATGTGTACCTGTAAAGGTGGAGGGGAAGACCTGCTATTGCCTCGGCAAGGATACGAACGCAAGAATAGACTGCTGTCATTTGCATAGCAGACCGTTCTGTTACGGGTTTGCCTGCGGTGCTTCCACCCATATAAAAGGTGTAGGAGCTTCCTACTGTTTTGTTTTTAGGCTTATCTCTTGAACGAAAGAGACCAGAAAATAGTCCCATAATTAAACCTCCTTCAGTTTCTCTTTCAAGGTATTAAAAAACGCCTTACCTTTGATGGGGAGCCCTTTTGCAAGGCACTCATCTTCAAATGCAAAGCGTATTTCGAGTTGTTTGACGGAATAGTTTTTTAGGTATGTGCGCCATGTTTTCTCATCCCACTCACCGAGCTTCTGCCACAGTTCCGGGAAATGCCTACGGAGCTTACGGAGTTCCTCAAGGGACTGTAGCGGACAGCACCAGCAGGACACTCTGTGGAAGATGTCATAAAGACCATCCCAATCAAAGCCTCGCTCTTTACAGTAAGCCAGGCAGTCCGCTTCGGTCATACCCCAATCCACAAGAGGATAGTTGAACCCCTTGATGCGTTCAGGTTCATCTGCCGCAATGCCGATATATTGCATTAGTGTATACTCTTTAGAAATACCACGGAGGTACTTGTCGATAACTCGCTGCTTGAGAATAGCGGTACACCAACGATTACGTGGGCCACTCCAGCTGTAACCTTTGAGACCGATAAGGTCTGGCTTCCTGCGTTTCGGCATATGCTCAAGCAAAAGATACTCGAAATCCTTATCCGATTTCAATCTTGTGATAGGTTTGCCGATGTATTTTTCGAGCTTATCGATATGTCGATACATTGCATCAAACTCTAGCCCCGTGTCGCAAAAAAGAATGATATCAACAGGTCTGCCTTCCTCAAGCATTCGCAAGAGCATAGCAGTGGAGTCCTTGCCACCTGACAGCGAAACAACGTGTTTTATTGGCTTTTCCATTTTGCCTCCTTAAATAAACAATAGTCCGCGCTCATCATAAACGCTGGCACTGGTATCATTACCACAGCGGATAGCACGGTCAAGCGCCATTATAGTTGCGACAGCACCGTCTATTTTCTCTGTGGATTTTTCTTTGTCGGGCTTAATATTGCCCGCAGGGTCGGTTCGGATATAGATGTTGTCCATCATCCAATGGAGAACCGGATGCCCACCGTGCGCGATTTTTTCGGCAAGCACGAGGTTCATAAGCTCCTTGGTGGGTGGACTCATATCCTTAAAGCCCTGTCCGAAAGGAACAACGGTGAAGCCCATACCTTCAAGGTTCTGCACCATCTGCACAGCACCCCAACGGTCGAAGGCAATCTCACGAATGTTGAACCTTTCACCGAGCCTCTCTATAAATTTCTCAATGTATCCGTAATGGATTACGTTGCCCTCGGTGGTCTGCAAGAAGCCTTGTCGTTCCCATATGTCATACGGCACATGGTCTCGTCTTACACGAAGCTCAAGGCAATCTTCTGGAATCCAAAAGTAGGGGAGAATAACATATCTGTCATCCTCATTGGTAGGGGGGAATACAAGCACGAAGGCTGTGATGTCAGTAGTGGAAGAGAGGTCAAGACCACCATAACATACGCGCCCTTCAAGCTCATCCTCATCGGTGGCAAAGGCGCATTTGTCCCATTTTTCCATAGGCATCCAACGCACTGCTTGTTTCACCCATTGATTTAGTCGCAGTTGCCTGAAGGAGTTTTCTTCTGCGGGGTTCTGCTTTGCGGATTCGCAGGCAGCACGGACTTTCTCGACCGCAACCGTAACTCCTAGAGATGGGTTAGCCTTTTTCCACACTTTCGGATCTGTCCAGTCATCGTTTTCATCTGCGCCATAAATGACAGGATAAAAGGTTGGGTCAATCTTTCTGCCATCAAGGATGTCTTTTGCCTTTTGATGCGTTTCGTAACATATGGACTTTGTGTCCGTTCCCGCTGTGGTTATAAGGAAGTACAGCGGTTGCATACGAGCATCACCAGAACCCTTTGTCATAACGTCAAAGAGCTTTCGGTTCGGTTGGGTGTGAAGCTCATCGAAAACGACACCGTGTATATTAAAGCCGTGCTTGGAGTAAGCCTCGGCAGAGAGGACTTGATAAAAGCTGTTCGTAGGGGTGAAGACAATTCGCTTGGCTGCGGTCAGTATTTTTACGCGCTTGGCAAGAGCAGGGCACATACGCACCATATCTGCCGCAACCTCGAAAACGATGGAGGCTTGCTGTCGGTCGGCGGCGCAACCATAAACCTCGGCTCGTTCCTCACCATCCCCACAGCATAATAAAAGGGCAACCGCAGCAGCAAGCTCGGATTTGCCCATTTTCTTTGGTATTTCGATGTAAGCGGTGTTGAACTGCCTATAGCCATTTGGCTTGAGTATTCCGAAAAGGTCACGGATAATTTGCTCTTGCCAATCGAGGAGCTTAAATTTTTTACCCGCCCACGTACCTTTTGTATGACAGAGGCACTCGATAAAGTTTACAGCATAGTCAGCGGCTTCCGCATCATAATAAGAGTTTTTCGCCTTGAATTTCGTAGGCTTGTATTTCTTTGTTGCTATATCGGTTACCTCCTTTTAAGTAATAAAAAAACAGCCATTGGCTGTAACGAGGAACAGAGCCTCTCGGCTCTATCCCAAGGGTATTGTTTTTGGGTTATAATTCGCTGAAGAATGCGTGACCGAAAAGCTCTCGGCAATCGGAACAAAGCACATCGTCGTCTTTGCCTTTTGCAAGGCCACCGCAGTATTTGCAAATATGGTGTGTTTTTGCGTCAACTACCTTTGTGATATTCTCGTCCGGGTAGTGCTTTTGGCAAAGTCGAACCCAGACCTCGTCGGGGTTATCCAGTGTATTTTTAAACCCAAGTTCCAGGATGGTTTTTTTGCCGACCGCATAAATTCTGTTTGTTTTCATCGTTTGTCTCCTTTTGGCTTTTATCTTTGGCTTAAGCACCACTCAAGGGCGTGACCGTTATCCTTGAACCTTTCTTCCGATTGGTTGATAAGGGAAAGTCTGCACTCGATGTCACCGAGTCCCGTTTCTTCGGGGGTCTCTATGAATTCGTAAATCTTGGCGGTGTAGTGACCCTTCCAATGAATATCTGTAACGAACACCTGCTGTCCGTACTTTACCACCGCACCTCGTGGGGTGGTATCCATCATAAGCTGTTCCATATTTGTGAATCTGTCCATCATTGTTTCTTCCTCCTTAAATGCTTGCACCCCAGGCAATTTTCTTTTCAAGTCTCTTTGCTCTCATATCTGCGGAAAGCTCGGTAAACTGTGCGTGGCTGATTTTGTAAGCACTGTAGGCTTGGCAAATTGCAATGTGTGCATCGATAAGGTCGTTCTGTGTTTTGATGTTTGCTACTTGGTTTTTGAAGTTTTTGTAGGTTGTCATTTGGTATGTCCTCCGTTCCTTTTTGTACTCACATATTACCATACTAATCTACATTTATCCAGTCATTTTGCGATAATATAGTACACAAAGTTTCGGGGCGTAAATTGTGTATATTATGGTGGGTTTTAAGCTTCACCAGTGAGTATAAAATGGACATACTCCTTGCGGTGTTCCTCAAGGAAAACAACCAACTCATAGTAGTGCATCTCGTGGGCAATACGCTGAACCATTATGGTGTCGAACATATTGGTAAGCCCCGTAGCACGGATGGACAGAATTTGTTCTTTTACCTTATCACTCATCATCGGGGATATCCTCGCATTCGGTTCTTCCTTCGAGGAGCTGAAGGTATATGTTTGTATAGCGGTCACGTTCCGAACCCTCACAGGCAGCCATTCCTTCAAGGTAGAACTTTACCGCATCGACTCTGTTGTCCCACAGCTTGGTTTCTCCGTAGCAGGTAACTTTAACCGAGTCAAGCTTTTTGCAGGCATCCTCACCGAAAACAACGCCGAGGTGCGAACCGCAGTCCCAACGAACGTGTATGGTCCCGATATCATCAATGTGCATCACCGTGCCTTTTTCGCCGGGGAGTAGGGTTGTATTATAGGGGTCTGCCATTTTGGTGAGTTCGACTCTGCATCCAACAGGATAACGTTCTCTAAGTCTTGCGAGAGTGTCTTTATCGATTCCAAACATTATTCTTTTACCTCCTTTGTGGTTTTGAAAGCTGAGGAGCCTTCCAGGTTTCGGAGCAAAATCTTGCGCTCCGCTTTGTACTCGTCACCGATGAATCCGAGGCGGAGAAGGAAACAGCGGAATGCGTATTTTTCATTCTCGACTACCTTGTCCGTTGTGTTTACGCGCTTGAGGTTTCTCGCCAAATCGCACAGCTTGCAAATGAATGTGTCGTAGGCTTTAAGCTCGTCGGGGGAAGGGGTAGTCGGGAACCAAGGGAAGGATACCTTTGTTTCTGTAATTTCGATTTCAAGGTTGTCTGCTCCAAGGGCTTTCTTAATAAGGTCACCCTTTGCATCAATGATGCTTTGGAAATTTTTCAAATGCTGGTCAGTGAAAAGGGATGCGGGCATTGAAATACAAATGCCACAGACTTCATCCTCAAGTTCGGGGGAATCGTCAGTGGCACTCATATCGATATCAAAGCCCTCATCATAAAGGTGCTGGAGAAGTCTCTCAATAACCTCGCTACTTACAAGGTCGCTGCAAGAGACTGTACCGTTCTTATCAACCGTGAAGCGGTCGATTTCGTATGCGAAGGAAGGTGCGCCACAGTAGTGAGCTTCTTCGCCAAGCCACTCTGCGATGGTTTTAACGAGGCGCTTGCGTTCTGCGCCGGTTGCGTTAATTGTGATTGTCATAAGTATGACCTCCTTTTTTATTTGGGTACACACATATTAACTCTAAAGCACAGAAATATCCAGTCATTTTCGACATCTTTTCGGTAGAAAATAACACGATTTTTTAAGGCTCATTGTGTGTATAGTGCACAATGCCCGCAAGCACGAAAAATACGCAGGGAAGAGCCACTCCGTTGCCCCAGAGCTTATACTCGGCGGAATCGGAATGTGGATCGGCAAGCCATCTACGGACTTGCTTTTCGGTCTTTGGCTTACAACCGCCTATGACCCTTGCGTAAGTGTTCCATACCTCTACCCAAAAGGCAACTTCCTCATCAGTGGGGTTAGGCTCTTCAAGCCCACAGCACCAATAGTCCGGGAAGCCTTGGAGTCTAGCGCACTCGGTAGGAGTGAGCCTACGCACTGTATAATTCGAGTCCATAACGCCATTATGATGACCGGGGCAAGTTCCGTTTACGACGGTGTTTCCGCAATCCTCAAGGAAGTATTGGCCGAGGTCACGGGAAGCGGAAGGGTCGAATCCATAAGGATGCGCCACAGCACCCGGTCCTTTTGCTACCATCGTAGGCTGCGTTTCTTCCGAGAAGGAAGGTGCGAACTTTGCATTCTTGCCTTGGTTAAAGGTATCTCGACCGATACCATAGC